TGCGGACGTATTTGAGCCAGCATGGGAGTGGTTTCAGTCCGGTCCAGTCCAACGACTGATGCCGGGTGGTTCGATCATCGTGGTGATGACTCGTTGGAGCAAATCTGACCTGACGGGCAAGATCGTGGACCACATGACCCGCGAAGAGGATTCAGATGAGTGGGAGGTCGTCGAGTTCCCCGCTATTTTGAACGACAAGCCGCTCTGGCCTGAGTTCTGGGGCATTGATGAGTTGATGGGCAAGAAAGCCTCGATGGACGTGCGGTATTGGCAAGCCCAGTACATGCAGCAGCCGACATCGGAGGAAGGAGCTCTCATCAAGCGCGAGTGGTGGCAGGTCTGGGAGAAGGAGGACCCGCCTCATTGTGAGCACATCATCCTGTCGCTTGACGCTGCCCAAGAGAAGACTAACCGGTCGGACTACAACGCCTTGTTGACTTGGGGTGTGTTTTTCAACGAAGAGACTAAAAACTACAATATCATCCTGTTGAACTCCATCAAGCAGCGGCTGGAGTTCCCGGAGCTGAAAGCCCTTGTCCTTGAAGAATATAAGGATTGGCAGCCCGACACCTTCATCGTCGAGAAGAAATCGAACGGTGCGGCGCTCTATCAGGAGATGCGGCGGATGGGCGTGCCCATCTCAGAGTTCACGCCGGGCAAGGGTCAGGACAAGATAAGCAGAGCAAACGCCGTATCAGATCTTTTCTCTTCCGGTATAGTCTGGGTGCCCGACAGGCGCTGGGCTTGGGAGGTGGTCGAGGAGTGCAACGACTTCCCATCCGGCACACATGACGACTTGGTGGACGCGACGACTTTGGCGCTCTTAAGGTTCAGGCAGGGTGGGTTCATTAGGCTCCCATCGGATGAGCCGGAGCCAACCAAGTGGTTCAAAGGCCGCCGACGCGAAGCGTATTATTAGGAGATTTTAGATGGCTATTGATAAAAGTTTGTACGAAGCCCCGATGGGGCTTGACGCCCTGTCCTCCGAGCCTGCGCTTGAGATTAGCATCGAGGACCCAGAAAGCGTCACGATAGGCATCGACGGGGCTCTCATCGAGCTTCTAAAAGAAGAGCCTCGTGCCGAGGACTTCGACGCAAACCTTGCCGACTTCATGAGTGAAGGCGACTTGCAGAGTCTGGCAAGTGAGTTAATTGGGAACTATGAGCAGGACCTCTCCAGTCGCAAGGACTGGCTAGATACCTACGTCAAAGGGTTAAAGATTCTCGGCATCAAGTACGAGGAGAGGACAGAGCCGTGGCCGGGTGCGTGTGGTGTGTTCCACCCCCTGCTTATGGAGTCGGCAGTTAAGTTTCAGTCTGAGACCATCATAGAGACCTTCCCTGCGGCGGGTCCGGTCAAGACCAAGATCGTGGGCAAAGAGACCCCGGAGAAGAAAGACGCTGCTATCCGCGTTTCGGATGACATGAACTATCAGTTGACCGAGGTCATGAAGGAGTACCGCCCGGAGCACGAGCGGATGCTGCTCACTCTTGCTTTGGCAGGTAACGCCTTCAAGAAGGTGTACTTTGACCCGAGCCTAGACCGGCAGGCGGCGATCTATATCCCGCCTGAAGACATCATCGTGCCCTACGGTGCGCCGAACCTTGAGACCGCAGAGCGCGTCACGCATCGGATGCGTAAGACCAAGAATGAACTGATCAAACTGCAGTACGCAGGGTTCTATCGGGACATCGACTTGGGTGAGCCGATCCGCACGATGGACGAGGTAGAGAAGCAAAAGGCAGAAGACCAAGGCTTCTCAGCCACGATGGACAACCGGTTCCAGCTCCTTGAGATGCACGTCAATCTTGACCTTGCGGGCTACCCCGACGTAGATAAGGACAACAACGAGACAAGCATCGCTCTTCCTTATGTGGTGACCATTGAGAAGGGCTCTGGAATGGTCTTGGCGATACGAAGGAACTACAGAGAGGATGACAAACTTAAAGAGAAGCGACAGCACTTCGTCCACTACGGATACATACCCGGCTTTGGCTTCTATTATTTTGGGCTTATCCACCTTATCGGTGGGCACAGCAAGGCTGCGACCTCTCTCCTTCGCCAACTTATCGACGCCGGAACTCTTAGCAATCTTCCGGGTGGTCTCAAGTCACGTGGCCTGCGTATCAAGGGAGACGACACCCCCATCGCTCCCGGCGAGTGGCGAGACGTAGATGTACCCTCGGGTGCGGTGCGCGACAACATCCTGCCCTTGCCCTATAAAGAACCTTCGCAGACCCTTGCGATGCTCTTGGAAAAGCTCGTCGAGGAAGGCCGTCGTTTTGCTGCGGTGTCGGACCTGAAGGTCTCGGACATGTCTTCGCAGGCTCCGGTTGGTACGACGCTTGCCATCCTTGAGCGAGTACTCAAGGTGATGACGGCTGTTCAGGCCCGCATCTACTACACGATGAAACAGGAGTTCAAGCTCCTCGCCCTCATCATCCGTGACAATACCCCGGATGAGTATTCGTACGAGCCAGAGGTCGGTAAGCGTAGCGCCAAGAAGGCTGACTACGATGACGTGGATGTCATTCCGGTCTCGGATCCGAACGCGGCTACGATGTCGCAGAAGATCCTGCAGTACCAAGCGGTGCTCCAGCTCTCTCAGACTGCTCCGCAGATCTATGACTTGCCGAGTCTCCACAGGCAAATGATTGAGGTTCTGGGTGTTAAGAACGCTGACAAGATTATCCCCTTGCCAGACGATGCCAAGCCGCGTGACCCCATCACTGAGAACATGGACCTGATGACGGGCAAGCCGACCAAGGTGTTCATGTATCAGGACCACGAAGCTCACATGCAGGTTCACATGGCTCTCATGCAGGACCCGAAGATTGCGGCGGTGATCGGGCAGAGCCCACAGGCCCAGCAGCTGCAGGCGGCTATCCAAGCGCACATCATGGAGCACATGGCGTTCCAGTATCGCCGTGAGATTGAGAAGCAGTTGGGTGCGGCGCTGCCGCCCTTGCCGCAAGGCGATAACGAGGACTACGATCTGCCGCCTGAGTTCGAGGCTCAGCTTTCTCAGCTTACTGCAGTTGCCGCAGCGCGTGTCTTGCAGAAGGGTCAGGCCGAAGCGCAACAGCAACAGGCTCAGCAGCAGCAACAGGATCCGCTTGTACAGATGCAGCAGATGGACCTGCAGATCAAGCAGCTTCTCGCGCAGACCAAGGCGCAGCAGGCTCAGATGGATGGGCAGATCCGTATGGCGGAACAGCAGCGCAAGGCCCAGAAGGACATGGTGGACGCTGCCGCCAAGCTCGATGAACTTGAGCTCCGTAAGGCTGAATCCTCTGGACGACAGCAGCTTGAGGCGGCGCGTCTCGGCGTGGACATCCAAAAGGATAAGGCTGCCCTTTCTGCCAAGCAGCAGATCGAGGGGGTCCGGCTTGGGCTTGATATCGGTAAAGCAAAAGACGACGTGGACATGCGTCGTAGAGGTACCGAAAAGTGAGTTATTCAAACGCTCTGGAGTACTTGGACTCAAAACTCCAAGAAGAGCGCATGTTGATCGTAGACACTCTTATCCAAGGCAAATTGGACGAGGGTGAATACAAACGTCTTTGCGGAGTATTACAGGGTCTCGACCTCGCAAAGAACCACATAAAAGACCTTGCAAAACGCTTGGAGCGCGACAATGAGTAATATCAATGTAGAGAAGACGCAGGAAGAGGCTGCCAAGGCCAAACTTCTGCCAGAACCCAAGGGCTTCCGAATCCTGTGTGCAGTGCCACACGTGGAGGAGGAGTTTGAGGGCGGCATCATCAAGGCGGATGACACCAAACGGGTCGAGGAGCAGACGACTATTGTTCTGTTCGTTGTCAAGTTGGGTAGTCTTGCTTATAAAGATGCCGACCGGTTTCCAACCGGTGCGTGGTGTAAGGAGGGGGATTTCGTGCTGACACGACCCTATTCCGGCACCCGCGTGATCATCCACGGACGTGAGTTCCGCATCATCAACGACGACACGGTGGAAGCGGTGGTTGAAGACCCCCGTGGCATCCGTCGCGCATAAGGAGTTGTTTTTATGCAACAAGAAGAATTTAAATTTCCCGACGAGATCCCTGCCGATAAGGCAGAAGCAGAACCTGAGTTTGAGATCAAACTCGAAGACGATACACCCCCCGAGGATCGAGGCCGTAAGCCCCTGCCGAAGGACATCGTAGACGAACTGGACAAGGACGACCTTGAGGAATACTCCGATAAGGTCAAGAAGCGCCTTGGTCAGATGAAGAAGGTCTGGCATGACGAACGTCGTGCCAAAGAAGCCGTTTCTCGTGAAAAGGATGAGGCCCTCCGCTTTGCCCAGACCCAGTTTGAAGAGAACCGCCGCCTGAAGCAGCGGCTCGGGGTGGGCGAAAAGGCTTACATCCAAGAGGTCACCAAGGCCGCTACCAACGAACTGGGTACTGCCAAGGACCGTCTGAGGCAGGCGTACGACTCCGGGGACTCTGAAAAAATTACCGACGCGCAGGAAGCCCTGACGGACGCCAAGCTCCGCCTTAAGGATTACGAACGTTTCCAGCCCTCTTTACAAGACGAACCAGAAAGAGTACAACCTACACAACAGGTTACGACGCCGCCACAGCCCGCTGACCAGAAAGCAGAAAACTGGAAAGTTAGGAACACGTGGTTCGGTGATGACGAGGAAATGACCGCCCTCGCACTCGGCCTGCATGAGAAGTTGGTCCGGTCTGGTGTTGATCCGCGTAGCGATGATTACTACCGGCGAATTGACGAGACCATGAGGAAGCGTTTTCCAGAGTCCTTCGAGGGCGATGAGGAGACGACGACTCAAACGAGGGAGGCTGGAAAGCCCTCTCGCACAAAGCCAGCCAATGTAGTGGCTCCAGTAACGCGGGGAACCGCGCCGCGTCAGGTCCGCCTGACATCGTCTCAAGTTGCGCTAGCTAAGAAACTTGGCATCAGCAATGAACAGTACGCACGTGAAATCATGAAATTGGAGAACAGCAATGGTTGAGAACAGATTGGCTCGTGAACTCGAAAACCGAGACGCAACGCAACGTAAGATGACGTGGACCCCGCCCCAGACGCTCCCTGAACCGGAGCCGCGAGAGGGTTGGGGCTTTCGTTGGATTCGGGTCAGTATTATGGGTCAAGCTGATCCAACTAATACTTCCGCAAAATTTCGGGAAGGTTGGGAGCCTGAGAAGGCCGAAGACCAGCCTAGGTTGATGATGCAGTCCGATCCGAATAGCCGATTTAAAGGCAACATCGAGATTGGCGGGCTGATGCTCTGCAAGGCTCCGATTGAACTGATAAGGCAGCGTGATGAACATTACGCCAAGCAAGCTCAGGCTCAAGTCCAGTCTGTAGACAACAGCTTCATGAGGCTGAACGATGAGCGTATGCCCCTCTTTAGTGAGAGGCGTTCGTCAACGTCGTTTGGTAAAGGCAAATAACTTTTTTGGAGTAATTAATGGCATATCCTACTGTTGACAAGCCATATGGCTTGAAGCCGATCAATTTGATCGGTGGGCAGGTGTTTGCCGGAGCAACTCGTCAACGTCGTATCGACTCCGCTGCTTCTAGCATTGGCTTCGGTGACCCGTTGAAGTTTGCGTCGGACGGCACTGTTGTAGTTTGCACGGAGACGACGACGCCCCCGGACGCTGGCTTTGCCGGTGTGTTCTTGGGATGCACGTTCGTGTCCACTGTGACGGGTCAGCCGACCTTCTCGCAGGCTTGGATTTCGGGTACGGCGGTGAAGTCTGGTACGTACGTTACGGCGTATGTGGCTGACGATCCGAACACCCTGTTCAAGGCTGTGGGCGTGTCGGCTTCGCTTGTGGTTTCGACTACAGGCGGTTTTGTGTACAGTGATATTGGTACCAACGTTGCGTTGGTTGCTAACACGCTGAACACGACAACGAATGATTCGCAGCAAGGGCTGTTGACTTCCTCTGCGGCGGTGACTCGTTCGCTGCCAGTGCGTATCGTGGATGTGGTTGAAGAGACTTCGTTCATTTCGAGCGGAACTGTCTACTACCCAGAAGTGATCGTGAAGTTCAACGCTCCATACCTGACCAGCGTCTCGTTGATTGTGGGCGGTCACGCTTACAACACGCCGCTGGGTATTTAATAGGAGTTCTAAGAAATGGCTATTTCACGCGCACAACTGCTCAAGGAACTCCTTCCGGGTTTGAATGCCCTGTTTGGTCTTGAGTACAAAAACTATGGTGAAGAGCACAAGGAGATCTACGACACTGAGACCTCCGAGCGTTCATTTGAAGAAGAGACGAAGCTGAGCGGATTCTCCGCTGCCCCGGTCAAGTCCGAGGGTGCCGCCATTGCGTACGATAACGCGCAGGAAGCTTGGACAGCTCGTTACAGTCACGAAACCGTTGCTCTCGGCTTCTCCATCACGGAAGAAGCGGTTGAAGACAACCTGTACGACTCGCTCAGCAAGCGCTATACAAAGGCTCTTGCTCGTGCTATGGCGTACACGAAGCAGGTCAAGTCGGCTGCTACCCTGAACAACGGCTTCTCGTCCAGCTACGTTGGTGGCGACGGTGTGGCTCTGTTCAGTGCAAGTCACCCGCTTGTCTCGGGCGGTACCAACAGCAACCGTCTGACTGCGTCGGATCTCAACGAAACTTCGCTTGAGGCCGCCGTCATTCAGATCGCTGGTTGGACCGACGAGCGTGGGCTGCTAATCGCGGCGAAGCCTCGCAAACTCATCGTGCCCCCGCCGTTGATGTTTACTGCGAAGCGTCTCCTCGACACGGAGCTTCGTGTGTCAACTGCGGACAACGACATCAACGCGCTCAAGGCGATGGGGTCGATTCCGGAGGGGTACACGGTGAATCACTACTTGACCGATACGAACGCTTGGTTCCTCACGACCGACGTTCCGAACGGCATGAAGCACTTCGTGCGTACTCCGCTGGCAAATTCCATGGATGGTGATTTTGATACCGGCAACGTCCGTTACAAGTCCCGCGAGCGCTACAGCTTCGGCTGGAGTGACCCGCTTGGCATGTTCGGTTCGCCCGGTTCGTCCTGATAAATCAGTAACTTACGCTGATTGGGAAGGGGCCGAAAGGCCCCTTCTTTTTGTCTTGCGCTTTAAGTTTGGTTCAAGTATCGTTACCTGTAACTAAGTTACGGAGTAAACGATGGATACTTCAACCTTGCCCAAGTCCCGCGCCGAAGCTAAGGCTACAGGTGCCAAGCACTACTTCACTGGAGAGCCGTGCAAGCATAGCCATGTTGCCCCCCGCAAGGCCAAGGGGGCCTGCGTCGAGTGCCTGAAGATCGAGTGGGAGAAGGCAAACGTCGCCCGCGCTGAGTACTTCCGGCAGTACAACCAAAAAGCGTCTGTCAAAGACCGTAAAAACGATTGGTATACTGTCAACCGAAACAAGGTAATTCAGTCCGCTGCTACACGTCCTGCGGCAGCCCTGCGAGAGTATAGGAATGCTTGGAAGCGTAATAACGTCTTGCAGGTCCGTGCCGACACTAAAGCCCGGCGGCGCAAACACCGCATAGCGACCCCCAAGTGGCTTACTCGTAGGCAAAAGAGCGAAATTCGGCAGCTTTACCAGATCGCCATGACGATGACCAAGACCACCGGGGAGCAGTACGTTGTGGATCACATCGTCCCCCTACGCTCTGAATTTGTATGCGGTCT